TACAGTCATCTCCTCGGTTGAGGAAGAGTCTAGGAGGATAGTCTGTGTAGTGTCAGCAATGATTGCACTATCAAACTCTAGCTGTGGGGCAGTTGCCGAGGAGGTCAGGACAAACTCCATGGTCGATGGCTTGCCGTAGTAGAACTTATCAGCGATGTTCCTGTCCCCAGAGTAGCTAAGAAGGTGTAGCTTGAGTGTCTTGGGAGTGAAATAACCCTCACCAATATTCCTCACTATCTGATTCATCTTCTGCTCTCCTGGTGTGAAGAGCAGTGAGGATGCGGTTAGGCTATAGTGAACTCCCTCTACTGCATCGCCCGTAGAGGAAAATACCAGTAGTCCTGAGGTCTGCACTGGGTTTAGAGTCTCTACCTGCGCTATAAATAAATCCCCTGACGACAAGGCTTTTGTAAACTGATCCCCAGGCTCAACACCCTTGACGGTAGGATACCAGTAGATAGACTCAGCAATCTTATCAGAGAAGAAGTCTGAGTTAGCGAAGTCGATGACCCATTCTAGGTCGATGCTGAACTCGTTAGTCTTCTCAATAGGCTCCATCAGTGGCTTGTATGCAGCCAGGATCATAAGATCCTCGTCCTTATGCCCCTCTGGGTTAGCGATGTATAGCCCAAACTCACGCAAAGTCTGACCTACTAAACCCTCACGGTCAAGGTTGAGCTTGACACGAATGGCGTCACCCTCAATAGTGGTGACGTTTTGTGGAGGCAGCTTGGCGAATACTCCACCAGACGTAGTGTATACTACGTCCTTATCCTCTACCCACTTAGTCTCTACTGTGATAGCAGAGCCCTCATCGGCACGGATTGTGGACTCTAGACCATATCCGTCCACTGACGATACTGGAGACGCTAGCTCGTATAGACAGTTACGCACAGAGTCTGGCTGTGCGTCTGAGTAGTTCTCACTATCGTAGTGCGTTCCGCTTCCTGCTGCCCAATATCCTAATTGGAAATCTCTCATCTTCCTGAATGGAGAAGAGGTTAGCAGGTTGGTAATGGCGATACCAAATCCATCAGTCACCGTGTTGTCATGATCCACGGGGACAATCTCTACGCGGTCTTCGTAGACCTTCTTGACAGTTAGGTAGCCTCTCATTCTATAACCCTCAGTGTCCAAGTAATCTCCAAGTCCCTCTCGTCAGACGCGCCTGGAGTAGTTCCCTCGTCAGGAAGGAATGTTAGTGGGAAGTTGAATACCTTCTTTGCAATCATTCTCCACCCAGGGACATGCAGTCCAAGGGTAAACACCCCACCCATAAGATCAGCCCATCTTCTGTCACCAGGGTTAAGGGTGATGGTGTAATCTATCTCACCAGTAGAGGAGAAGTTAACAGGGTCGTAAGATACCTTTACGTGACCTGCTGTTCCTCCTGCATAGGTTGGAGTGGACCCTGTGAAGAATCTTGGGTATGCCACCTTGATATAACCTTCCTGATCTACAGAGTTAGTATCTGCCAGGACGGCTGTGTTAGAGTGAGTCAGAGTGGTCATCGGATCATCGTAGCTGTCCAGGGACGAAACCATTTTGTATGTAATGTCCGAAGGAGGATAGCCTGATATCCACCGCATGTCAGCGTGGACCACCTGTGAGGATAGGTCTGTCCCTGCGGTCCAACCCTCGACATAATTGTGTATGGGGGTAGAGGGAATACTTCCCTCATAGATGGACAGACCTAAGTTGTGACCTTGTGGAAGAGATAGGGAAGTGGCGGCCTCGTATGGAGTCCTGGTAGTCTCCTGTCCCTTAGTATCATAAGGGGTAGGGTTTGTGGGGTAGGAAGCGATGACGTTGTAGGCAGACAGGTCAGAAGTAACTGTTCCAGGTCCTGATAAGAAGAACATGCCATGCCTATCGGCGTTCACCACTGAGGATGCTATCAGTGGGAATGTATCCTCCTCGGATGCGAACGTGAACTCATCGGTAGTTGAAGACATGTAGTAGTTCACTGGGACAGATCCGACGTGCATGGCGGGTCTTCTCATGTCCAGTCTTCCGTAAGCGCCTCCTGCGGTGATTAGGCTGTTGTGATTAGCGTCACCTGTAATAACAATACCAAACTCTAGTTCAGTAGTGTTAGAGGTTAGAGTTCCAGGGACGAGACATACACGATACCAATCGTTGGCTAGCTTCTTAATATACCCGTGCTGCTCGTCTACAAGAGTAGGAATGCCAGAGGCATCCCATCTTAGGTTTATGGCTACCTCGTTACCCCATACATTTCCAGATACAGTGGTGTAGGAGCTTCCGTCTGTGGCTGATGCAATAGGTAGTTGGTAGTCGTATCGCAAGTCTACCTCAAAGGAAATAGGATCACCTTGTAATCCCTCCTCAAGGTAGCTGCTGATTAGAGGAGTCTTAATAGCATCGTCTGGTGCCCCAGCAGCGATGTTGAAGTAACCCTCCATGTCGAACATCTGACCTGTTCCAGTAGTCCTCCAGTAGTCCACTACCTCAGATCCACGAACTAGGTTGTGCAGCTTATATGCGTGCATATTTGCAGCATATGCTGCTTGTGTAGTGCCCAGGGTTACTCCTCGCACAACATAGTTAAACACGCTGGAGAGGTCCCCTGAGGTGTGAGGAGGGGCGGTTAGGATATCAACCAATGTCTCTGCTGCACCATCAACGATAAGGTTATCCTCCTTGTATAGGACCTCACCATTCCTGCGAACTGTAACTACTCCTTTCATCAGTTGGTCACCGTAATATCCATGGGCCTTCTCACGTTCCAGTTGGTTGGCTCAAATGCACCATCAGCATATGTTCTGTAATTCATTCTAGCTCCACCAGATAGCTCGAAGTCTAGCTCTGATAATGTCTGCTCTCTGCTATACTGAGTATCAGCCAAATCCTTATATGCCCTGAGGATTGTAAGGGTTTGCTCAGGAGTTATTTGATACGTCGCTGTATCATTATAGATAACATTAGACCCTAGCTTCTTTCCAGTAAGGCGTAGATTTGAGAAATTTGTCCCGAACTTAGTAAAGTTCTGTTGTGTAAAAAGTCCCTCAAAAGGTCTCTCTGGCATGAAGTTTCCAGAGTTGTTAAACCCCTCTATCATTACAGCGCTCACGCTCTCATACAAATAAGGCTTTAGGATTAGTTGACCGTTAGATGCTACACCCATCTCCAGCGTTAATAAATGGTCTCCATGATAAACCTTATCTCCCCTAATCTCTAGCTCAACACCTGATGGGACGAAACTCCCGTCACTGTATAGGAATCTCACAGCATCCGTGGTAGTCTTCTGGATGGAACGGAAGTCGTAAGCTGATACGTCGAGTCCGATCTTGGTCATGTTATTAGCGGTAACGCTAAACATCTTGACACCATTTAAAGTCCAGAAAGACTCCTCATCAAGTGTGTTGAATGGAAAGACCTCTAGAACATACTTTTGATCCATTCTATGAACCTGTTTATGAGCTTGGTAATAGAATAGAGGAACCTTGATGGGCTGGTTCTTTGTGTCAATGTCCAGCACTTGAACCTTAAAGTCCTCGTTGGATAGTGCTAGTAGAGACTGCTTAGGGAAGCTGTTGGTGTCACAGCTCTTAGGAATTCCTACCAGTGGTCCTCCTACGTGGGTATCCTTGTGGCATAGATTGTCACGGACAAAGTCCCTGGTTAGACCAGAGGCAGACAGCATCTCCCACTTACCGTTAGGCATGTAGTTCCAGAATACCCAGTTACCGTAGTGATCCTGCTCTGGCTCAGTGTGGATCCAAACACCTGTCTGACCACTGCTCTTGCTAAAGGTCCCTTCTCTAAGGAACACTGAGGACATGTCTAGCTTGTAATGGTGCTCAGGGAATAGAAGGTTCTCGTCACCATAATTGAAGGTGTATCGCAGACGGGGGAAACGCGACCTTGCTTTCATGGTGACGAGAGTATTGTGTAGGAGAGGTGAGTCCTCATCCAGTAGGCTATCGTCTGATGACAGAGCGTAAACAGAGATGTAGTTATTAGTAGAGCTTACAGAGTCTGTTACCTCTACACCGCTTATGTAAGTAACATCACGATACTCGTTAGTGCCGATAGGCATGTCCTCTACGCTACTTACAAGGAACCTGTCAGGTGATGCTGACACCATAAGATTCTCTTTGTCATCGAAGATGGTTCTGCAACGATTCTCGTTCTTCCCTACCGTGTGCAGGTATGCGTTATACCATACAGGACCGAAGGTCTGGGACAGCACTGATAGTCCGCCGTCCTCCATCTCATCTAGGGTGGAATTTGATATACCTTCCCCTGCGATAGGAAGATAGACGTTCTCGTATAGATAAGCCATACCACCGAATATGCCACGGTTCATCTTGAACTTGTCTAGAGGCACGTTGTATAGCGTCTCAGTATCCATCACATGCTCTGCCCACTTCTCGTTGATTAGAGAGCCAAGCTCATCTACCCATGGACGCTGGTAGAGGAAGTTGTTGATCGTATACTCTAGTAGAGCGTTGGCCTCTACCTTAGCTCTCTCCATCTTCCACAGTAGAGTCTTAAACTCAGAGTAATCGTCCCTGTAGGTATAGTGATGGCAGTCAGTCTTGTTGATGCTATCAAGTCCACGGGTGGGGAAGGTAGAGGATGTTACCACACCACTGAATATATTAGGAGAGTCTAAACTCTCGCAAGGACTCCACACATCGTCGTCAATGGAAGCGAACTCTAGCGTGCTTGGGTTTAGACCTAGCACAGAGTATCCATCCACGGAACTGTTCTTGAACGTAGGTTGGTTCCACCCTGTCCTATCGAACATTTCTCCCTGGTTTATGGCGTTTACAAGGTTCCTTCTTCGCTTGGCATTTCTACCCCCACCAATAGCAGCTACAGGTCCACTAAGATCCACATTTTGGTTGCGCGGGAACCCAATAGGGATACCTGCAAGACGCATGTCAAGACTCGATAGCTGGTATCCAGCGAAAGCGCCCTCGCTCATGAAGTCCTTGAACTCGTAGTTCACTCTAGGGCATAGGTTTACCTTGGTGAATAGGTAGTCTTGACCCACTAAGTCTACGTGTAGTCTCTGAATTGCCTTCGCTGGTATAAAGTCCTTGGTTGCTTTCAGAGCTTGAAAGAACTCTTCCCTACTGAACGCACCGAAGGTGAAGAAGCTATCAGTGAAGCTACCTGAGGAAATACTTAGGTCGAAGTGTGAACTCTTTCCAGACCACATTGGCATGTATTCAATCTTTTCCTGCTCGAACTCTGCGAATACATCAGCGTAGTTAGGAGGTAGTTCTAAGCTGCTTGTTAGAATTAACCATGCGTTGTTGTAATACTTCCCTGGTCTTTCTCCCTGGATGGTGTTGTCTAGGATAAACTCTTTCCAATCTAGAGCATACTGCTCAGGGACTCCAAGACAAATAACGCGATCCGTCAACCAGTCTATAAACTCAAAGGTAACATCGCAGTCCTTGTAGAAACGCTCGTCCTCGAAAGGAGGAACAACCATGGTGCGACCTCTGTATTTGAACCTGAACTGAAAAGGATCCCAGTCTGTAAACCTCTTTCCTCTGAGAGTGAATAGATGTGGGAACTGATGACACCCATCTAGCAATATGTTGTCTATAACATATCGTATGTTAATGTCTGTGCTTTCATTTGAGAACTCTCCTCTTGCGAACTGGATAGCCTCTTGCTGATTCCATGTCTCGAAGCTGCGAACCTTAGACTCAGTGCGTAGGAGGTAGTATAGCTGGTTTGGGAGATAGCTCTCGAAGAACTCTCCGTAGCTACTATCAAAATCAAAATCTAATGCGGGAAGGATTACACGTAGCAATTCCTTGAGACCTTGCTTAGTTCCCTTTCCTTGTAGAAGTCTTAGGGACTCTCTCAACTGCCTTCTGTGAGAGTCTGAGTTGTTGGTGTATAGAGTCCACCCTATGCTGTCTGCTAGGTAAGGTAGTAGCTCGGCTGGGCACTCGTTGATTGAGTGTAGAGTCTCAAGAGAAACTATCTGATCGTCAATGTCGGATACAAGCCAGCTAAGAGCCCTGATGAACTTGGATAGGTTGCCTTCCTTCTGTTGAGTGAGAATCTGTGCTGCTGCTACAGGGTCTACTCCTAGTTGGGATACCACTAAGCGTGCGTCTGGTTGGCTGTAGGAGATGTTGAACTGCGCTCCAGGAGAATCGTAGTATGCCTCCAGACTATCTCTAACCCAAGTATCCTCAGACTGAGAGAAGTTTGTAGGGTGCAACAATCCGTTTATAGTTATAATCTTTTCAAGACCTTGAGTTCCACTGGTCCAAGTATCTGTTCCTGATGCAAATACCCCGTTGGCATAGAAGTTGTTCCATGTAGGTGATCCATGCTGAGTATTCCAAATGTATCTCTTGGCAACTTCTAGTGCATCACCTACACCTAAAGTCTTACCTTCCCATAGCTCTGCCAGGACAGCAGGTAGGTAGTCCTTGAAGTCCTCATGGTTTAGGACAAAGAACATACCTAGTGAGTTTAGCAAGTATGTATAAGTCTCTTCCTTAGTGTCACCATATACCTGTTGCGTAGTGGTTTGTATTTCTGGCGTTACTCCAGCAATACCACATCGAATGGTCGCTAGGAAAGTCTCTAGGAAGCTCTGAAACTCCTCCTTAGTCTGGTTGTCAGAAATGCTGTAGCCCTGAGGCTTGAGAATCTCTAGGTCGAACTGCTCTGGTGTTACAAGCGTAGTCTCGTTCTGCTTGATGACATAGTTAGGAAGCTCTGTAATAGTCTGACCATCCCACCCTAGCAGGGAGGCAATAGGCTCCACTGCGTGAACGTCGTAAATGTCATGGAAGTTATCAAGGATGTTAATATCACCAATGATAGCGACAGAGAACAGATCAGCCTGCTCATGTGTCTGATCCTTAATGTCCTCTGCGAAGTAGTAGCTAGGGATTAGCTTCCTTATCGCATCGACATAATTACGCTTGTAATAGGGCTTAGACATACTGGAAGTTCACGGTTAGGTTGTTTAGCTGTAGAATCTCGTTAAAGTCGAGTCGAACAGCATCCTTGTAATTGTCGATCACAGCTAGGCGTGCCTCTGGGACAACGTCGAATACGTGGCGACCAAGGTCATCAGGGTAGAAGGTTTCACCAAACTCTCGGTTGTCGATGTTGAAGTAGTCAAGGACAGCAGTCTTGATCTTGTTGGAAATGGTTGCTTCGTTTATCTCATACTTCTCGTCTAGTGATACAGATAGGACTACGTCCATCGTGCGAACAAGGCCATCTACAATAACTACTTCGTCAGTCATCATCTTGATGGAATCCATAGCCTGTAGCAAGGACTCCTTGAAAGTGATGGATGCTTTCTGTAGTTGAGTGTTGGATGCTCTTTCTAGCATATAGATGTCGATCACGTTTCCTGAGGAGAATGCTTTACGAGTAACTGCTGTTCCCTTTCCTGTTACACCTAGTGGACTTGAGTAGGTATTAACGAAGGAGGTGTAGTCGTCGTTGGAAACAAGACGGTTCTGCTGTCGGAAGACTAGCTTTCCATACCTCTTAGCATGTCGAACGGTCTCAGCGTCTGCGCCACCTGTGAAGGGAGTGGCGTTGACCACTCTAAGAACTTCTCCACCCTCTCCTGAGATTTCCTCGTTGATGTATGCAGACTTGGCGTTACCTCGCTCTCCACCACCTACACGATACATGATCTTGTAAGTAGCTCCTGCTGGTGGGAGAACTCCAGCCACACCATCACCGAAGTAGACCGTGGCAGTGAAGTTGTCATCATATGCCATGGAGAATAATTTCTGGCTTGAAGAGGATGCAGTAAGTAAGGACTCCACTTCGTCATAGAAACCAGTTACAGATGGACCACCAGAAACGAATACCTGAATAGATCCATCAATAACTGGTCCCTGTGCTAGGGTTATGTTCTTTAGAACATCTACGTCGGTGAATGTCCCCTCGTCAATTGCGAACTGTCCCTCTACTAGAGCTAGGTTGCTCCAGTTCTTACCATCTGTAGCTCCTGTTCCATTGTCTGAATCTTCGTATAGAAGCTGTAGCTCTGCATCAGACGTAGGTGATTCAATAGCACCATCTCGAACTGAGTATAGAGTGTAGCTTACTACTTCACCATCTACAGGAGAGGTGGTTACGATAACTCTCTCAGAAGGAGGGATCGTGATTGAATTTCCGGCAGTGATGATTGTGTCTGAGGTAAGAGTGACCGATGCTGCCGCTGAGGAAGGGCCACGCATACGAACACCAATAAGATCTAGCAGCTTGCGGACGTTGTTAGGGTTGCGAGCAGTCTTCAAGTAACCTTCGTGAGCTAACATGTCAGCCTTCATACTCATTACTGCGCCCATGTATGCAACAAGCTCTATAAGCATTACACCTAGATCAGACTCAGCGAAGTTGTTGTAGTCTAGTGGGTATACAGCCTTTACATAATTAACTAGTGCCTGCTTCAATGTGTCGAAGTCGGTGGCGGCAAAGTCGATCTGATCAGACTTCTCATCCTCAAGGAACTTCACGAACTTCATGAAGTCTGAGCCAGCAGTTGTATAGGGGACGCTCATTTTGTAATGGTTATTAGTATCTGCTCATCGTCTTCACGTTCTTTCACAGTTAGACGAATGGTGATTTGATTGGAGCCATTGCTGGCCTCTGAAACTAGAGTGCGGAAGTCTATGACCTCTATGTTAGGTGCATACTCAGCCACCTGTTCAAGGATCTCGTCCTTGATGGCCCTTAGCAGTTCAGTGGTGATAGGCTCGAACAGGTAAGCATCCAGATCAACTCCGAAGTCTGGAAGCATGACACGTTCTCCTGGAGCGGTGAGGAGGATCTGCGCCACTTGTGCTCTCACCATCTCAGCACCCTTGTTCTTGTTAGCGAATCTAGCGTTGTCGAACTTTACTGATAGTCCAGTGCGCTCTAGCTTAGTAGCATCGGCAACCTTTTCTACGGTCCTAGGTGTGGCACTTCTGCCGAACAGTTGTGAACTTCTTCCTACCATATCAAACCTCAATGTTACCGAAGAACTCCTTATGTGCGTCGTAGTTGTGCTTTGCCTGTTCAGCACTCAGCCCCTTACGGTAGAACTTAAGGCTACCTAGGTATCCGTTTAGACCACTGTAGTGTCCACGGCTCTCGCCCATGAATCCCATACCGTCTGTCCATCCTCCACCTACAATCCAGGGAGTGAAGAAGGTGCCCAGCTTTGGACCAGCTAGGAAGTCTAGCGTGTTGGTGTAGTCGATGGTTCCAGAGGTGTATGCGAAGCTGACGTTCTTACCTTCCTCCTTGATAGCGAAGGATGGGATCTGTGCCGCTCTTCCCTTGATGGTCTGGAACGTCTCTGTGTAAGTCTGCTCTTGTAAAATCTCTCCATTGAGGAACACCTTAACGAAGTTCTTGTTGGGGTCCATGGAGATAGACAGGTGAACAAACCCGCCTGAGCAGTCGTTGATCTTATATCCACTAGCAGTGGTCTTCGTGGTGGATATCGACATGCCAAGGAGAGGTTTGTCGGTATCGTTGCAGTTACCTTTGCGAATGAACTCTACGTCAGAGGTATTGAGGGACTGAGTAGGTGCAATGATGAGAGCATTGAGCCCTACGAGGGCACTGTTGTCAAGACCTTGCTCGACACCAATCTCTAGATCAGTGCCTCTATCAAACAGTCCATTGCGTGTCCACTGAGGGTCACGGGTAAGAGCCACAACCATGCCACGGACCAGAGTGCTAGACTCGTCCTTGACCATGTCGTTGGCGTCAGTCTCTAGGCTACCGCCAATGTTCTCGTTTGCAAGCAGGACCTTGTAGTAGTGAAAGTCTGTCCACTGACCACACGCGCTAAGGTCAGGCTCAGTAATAGCGTCATTGAGATCACCAGTCCAGTCGTATCCAGAGGCTCCTGTTCCGAAGGCAGGGAGATATAACCAAGTATCCAGTGTCATACCTGACATTCCATACATGAGCTTGTCCATATCGTTGCTCTGAGGAAGGCGTAAGTAGGACCCTAGAGACTTTACAGTCTGGCCCTCATACCTAGCAATGCCTGTGAGTCTTGGGATAGTAAGTCCTTTTGGGAATACAGTAGATGCACTCTTGGCTACAAGCTGTGCGTTGTTGGTAGTGTCTCCTGTGGTGTTGGCTACTTTATACTCTGTCGAGTTCGGTGCCACCACGTTTGCATCGAGGAAACTATAGACAGAAATAAGTCCATCAGTCGTAACTGCATCAGTAAGTGATAGTGCTGGTAGCAGCGTAGAGGATGCTGCTGGTGCTTGAGTGAGCGCACCTGTTCCGATGCGATTCATCTCCAGTGGGACCACGGTTGATGCTCTCTGCGAGTCCTTCTCTTTGACGAAGATGGGCTTTACAGGAAGCACAATGCCACTAACCTCACCGTGATCGAATGCTAGGATCTTCTGCTTCTTCACGTCTACTGCGACGTTGAAGTCCTTGAGGTATCCGAAGTCGTTGATTGGGACTGTGCCTGGGGCGAAGACAGCAGAGGACCCGTATAGGTCAGGTGCCTTGACAGCTAGCTCGATCTGCTTCTTGCGCTTGTTGGCCTTCACCTCATAGGACTGTAGCTCAGAGAACATCTGCTGCTGGTAGTTGATTACCACGGCAGAGTCTGAGTCGTAGCCTGATGCGATGAGGCTCTGCTTATGGGACTCCATGTCCGTAAGCACCTTGAGCTTCTGACCCTCGATAACCTGTAAGGTTGCGTCCGCATCGTAGTGAAGGGTGAGTGCCTCGGAGGAGTCGATCTTGTTTAGGTCAAGAATCGTGTCAACATACTTGTCAACATCACGCAAGGTGATCTGCGTTCCCTTACCCCCTAGCGCTGCTGCGTGGTCTAGCTTCCAGGCAGTGGCGTCAGGGACGAACCCGATGTCTGCTAGGCCAGGGACATCCTCACCATCAGCGTAGGTCCTGTTCTGTGAGTCGTAGTATAGACCGTCCTTAGAGAGGATGAACTGTCCTCGCTTGGCCTTGGGTGGACCATACACTAATCTAAAGATGGCTCCCTCGTCTTCTTCCTCTACAGCGGTTGGTTCTTCAGTGCGCTGCTCAAGGACCGTAGCAATGTTCTGAAGTCCCTCAGAAGCTCTCTGGAGGAAGTCCTCTGCGTTGGCAATAGTGGCCTCAATGACTGCCTTGCGTGCAGTAGCGGGCATCTCAAGGTCCTTCCCGATGCCATACTTCTTCTCCTTGTCAGACTTTAGCTGCTCAAGGCAGTTCTTGATCGACTCAATCTGGTCACCGATCTGCGTGACGAACTGGTCGATGCCTGCGATGAAGCCAGCAAGGGCACCAATACCAGCCAGAGCCAGACCCAGAGTATACATGTTAGAGTCTGGGAATAACTGAACCTTACCAGTAAATGTGTCAAACTCTATGATACCCAACTTGCCAAATAGCTCCTGCATCAACTCAGCAATCACTGCGTTGGCATAAGCCATCCCTTCCTGAATAGCGATAGTAATCTGCATCAGGACAGAGGTAGGGATAATACCTAGAGCTAAGATGTTAGAAACCAAGTCCATAACGCAGCTAGGGACACCAAACTCTTGGGTCACGAAGCTGCCAGGATCAGTCAGTAAGGATAGGTTGCTCATCTCTTAGAAGGTGGGATTGGAGGAATAGGAACCACAGGCTGTAGGTTAACCTGAGCCCCTGATATATTTACTTGTCCTACAGCTTTAATGTTGATATTGGCAGTAGACTCTAGGTTTATATTAAGTCCACTCTTAATGTTTACATTGCCTTGGCTATCTAGCCTCACCTCTGCCAGAGGGTTGGGGACGCTACCAGCCTTAATGATGACCCCTGGGCCTTCTGCTGCGTCTGTTGCAATGAGAGCGGGGTCGGTGCAGGACTCGATCACCACTTGGTTGTTCTCGCTAGTGACCTTGACATCTCCGTTGAACAGTCCGATTGGAAGGGGGCGTAGAGGGTTCGCCTGGGTGCCCTCGTTGATGAGCTTTAGCTCTCCTCCGTAAGGGCCTACGGTGACCATGTTGGATCCCTTCCTAGCCCTACTTGTTACAGAGTTAGCAGCGCTGATCTCAATCTGATCAGGCTTGTTGTTGTATACGCCTGTGATCTTAATGTTCGAGTTCATGCCAGCAGCATTCATCTGGACAGACTCGTTTCCAGGGTAGTTGTTGATTACGAACTCTCCTGACCCTCCTGCTCCTTTGAGTCTAGTGATATTCTTTATGTCGCTCTCACTGATCTCATGTGTGATCGTTACGCCTGCACCTTCCTTGGATGTAAGCCCTATGCTGGTCATCTTTCCACCTGCTTGATAAGTATCAGGGTTACCTTTAATGGCCTTAGGGATTGTAGCCAAGTAGTAAAGAGCCATCTCATTCTCAGGTGAACATACAAGAATCTCCGACCCCTCATCAATAGGAGCGCTGAACCCTCCCCCTAGAGGTCCGCCTGTAGGGGTAGTATACCTTACAGGGACAAGCATCTCACCAGCTTGAATGTCTGAGATTCTAACTCTGATGATTCCAGTCCTTGAAGGATCCACATCCTCTGTTACTGTTGCCTTGTATACTTTCATCTATTCACTGCTACTAATCAAATATAAGCCATGACCGGATGAGGGCACGGCCTCTGCTATCTGGTTCCCACATTCCCGATCCAGGTTCGCCTCTTGTTGGCGGTGTGGGTGGTGGGGGTGGTGTTGGTCTAGGTCCTACTGGTGGGAACTCAAGTGTTTGTCGTTGTGCAGATCGTTCAATTTCTGTCTCTGTCATCGGCCTCAACTCCCCCGCTGCGTAGCCCCGGCGTTCATTCATCCTTGTTGTCAAGTCTGTTAGATGGTCGGCCTCTTCTTGTCTAAGTCTCTGTTCTACCTGACCTATAGTCTCAGGGGTTAGTTCCTCTGTTGTCTGAGACTCCTTTACCATGTCAATCTCAGTATACGCTGTCCCCTCCGTAACTACGTGTCTTAACCTAAAGATCCTGTAGAACCCTGTAAGTATAGAGTTGTTTAGAAACCTTCTACTATCCGTAGTTGTCATGTTAGTGGATAGCAGTAGAGAGGGCACGAACAGAACGTCAATGTCTAGTAAGCCAAGGTCTAGAGGTATCTTTACTGTTATAATGTCAGCACCTTTCATCTGCTTTAGACGAACAAACACTAGGAAAGCAGCCACACCTCTTGGATCTACACCTTCATATACTTTATCAGCACGCTTAAGTGTAGCGTCTATTGCTTGATTTACGGCATCTGTAACTGCCTCTTCCTGAGAAGCAGTGTTGATGTCCACACCTTCACTTCTCAAGACGTTGGCTATGTCCTTGATGGAAGACGAGTTAGTAAGCGCAGCCTTCTTATACATATGGAGAACTTCGTCTAAAGTCTTAGTATCACTATACACAACACCTTGTCTCTTTAGAAGCTGTGTAGACTGAGTAAGTAAACCATAGTCTAAAGAGTCGTTAGACTGCTTACCTACGATAGATATCACGTTTGCGTCTGCGACTCCATGCTTGAAGACTGGGAAGACCTTGTCGTTGATACTTCTCAGGAGACCTGCCTTAGTAGAGATACGTTCCTGTATCTTCTCTTTCTTAGATTTCTTAATAAGCTGAGATACCTCCTTCAAGGTCTTGGAGTTATCTGATCTAGACCCTACACCGTTATGATCACCTAACATAAAGCTAGTAATAACGGATTCCACTGACACTATTCCAATAGATCTGATATGTTTAAGGTCACCTCTGAACATCTTAACTGATGTCCTATCTGTTAGCTGTGCGCCTCCTACTCGAAGAGGAATACTAAAGTGCGTAAGCATATGCTTGATCCTCATGGCGACGTATCTAACTGGTGCGGATAGGCCGTCAAACGCAGGATCGTCATCGAACTGGTCCGTGACATCCCTAGCGGTATTCGCAAGGTATAAAGTCCCTTCCTTGTTTATAACTGAGAATCCTAGGTCATGCTCTAGCATCAACTCAAACTCAGTCGGATCCATCGTTCCGTGAGCAGCTTCTATAGCATTGAAGAGTTCGTCTGGTATTACGACCACCCCCATCATGGATATATTAGATATAGTGATAGGATATGCAAGGACATCCTCCATAGCCCTCACTAGATTGGTAACAAATATTGTTCTCTTGAGGTCTGAGCCATAGCTCAGACCTGAATTAACTTGCTTCCCTATCTCTACGGTGCCAGTATCGATTATGTAGCCCTGTTCGTAGCTTACTCCCTCGGTAAGATTCTCCTTAGAAGCCATGCTAGTTGAGGGTGCGATGCGAATCTCAGTAACTGCTGAGTCCTCACTAGTTTCTAATCTAGAGTATTTAATGATTGTGCCATAGACAATATCGGAAGTCTGATCCCCTGAACTCATCCTGTAGGCTACACGGAAGTCCTTCTCAATGGGAACACTGCCCATAGCGTATCCGTTAGCGTCAAGATGCACTCTGGCATACGATTCTAGTGACCACCCTGCTAGTCTAGCTCCAACAAAGCCATCCTGGTCTAGGAACCTTACATCTAGTATAGGACCAGGAGCTTTGTATGAGAAGCTAATAACGCTGTCATGAGCAGAGTCTACAAGAGGAATTAGCACCTCGTCACCTTCTGGTGAGAGGTTTGTGATAAAGACTTGTAGTCTGGGGGTTCCTACGCTGTCAGACATTAGGGAGCCTAATCTTGTAATCTTTCGTTAGCTGCTGGAGGGGGTCGTTGATGTTGTTGATGTGTTGAACATACCACCAGTTCTGTGGTGTATCATAGAAGACTACAGACAACGAATCGGATCGACCCTCATGATGTTGTAAAAGTCTAGCTGTTCTGTAGACCTTATCATCAGCAGACGCAACCATGTCGTCAAAGGAGGTTCCTACATTAGTTGTCACCTTCTTACCCTTGTGGTTCATCTCGACCACACCATACTTGTATCGTGATCTCATCCATTTACTCCATAAGCTGAGGTATCGACAGTGATGCTCTCATCGCTAATCCTGTTATATGATACAAACTTATCAGCCATGACCTCCCAGCCAACGTTCTGATCATACTCTGCCTTGGTCTTTCCGTTAGGATTGAACTCCGATCTGGACGATAGCCTAACCTCAGTCAGGTCTAGGCTCACCTTAATGACCCTTGGAAGCAATGTCTTGTTATCGTATCCCGCAGCACCGTCGATACTTATGTTATAGTTGGTAGCTATGCAGGGGACATTCTGATACACAATGCCATGTGTCAGTCGGATCGTAGGAGGTCCTAGGTATGGCTTAGTGGCATGTGTAAGAGTGGAGGACCTTATCAGGTTCAGCCAGAATAGAACAGACTTGATTGCCTCAATCCTAACACTAGGATCACTCGAAGCAGAGTTAAGGGAAACTGCACCTTCCCCTAGGACCTTTAGCTTCTGCTCTAGGAATTCTCTCTCAGTCAGATACCCATCAAACATCTTGTCAACCGTTCGGACAAGATCATCATAGGTCTGAACATTAGAAGCACTTCCTGATCTATCATTCTCAAAATATGCTTTACGGTCCTGCTTACGCCTCTGGTAACGCTCCATGGGGGTCTCGTCAATACCCATCAGAGAAGTATACTGCATTATGTTTGGAAGGGTTAGATTAAACTCCATCCTGAACTTGCGACTCTCGGACCCCATGTGCATGAAGACTGACCCGTTCCTTCCAATAGGAGTGTAGGTTGCAAGTTTACTGGATGAGGACTCTCTGATCTTAACGTTCTCCATAAACTCACAGAGCTTCCTTACAGGAGTAGCCTCTGCTGTGTAGAACTCGAATAGGAGATGGCTTCTACTCTCTAGGTGATTATCTATCTTCATGGTTGGTTACTTAGCAACTGGGTTACTGCCATGTCTGACAGGTGAACTGCGGATCTTCCTGAGTATGTGTTGGTGGATTCTGTGGCGGCTGCAATCCTCTCAAGCATCTCGATCATAGCGGTGCTTGGATTGAAACCAAGTAGCTCAGTAAGGCCCACGCCAGAGTTAGCCTCAAGCCTGTCAGTCCTTGCTTGCTCTGCCATTCGCACCTGATCCTCAGTAGCATCGGCTACTCTCTCAGTTGCTTCCTTACTGCCTGTCATCAAGTCAAGCGTTGCCGCCAGTCCATCTCTATATTGAGCAAAATCCCTCGACTGGTTTACCATCATCACGGCGCGTTGTGCTTCGGCAGCCGTCATCGCAGGAAGGACTAAGCCCCCGAACCACTGAGTGATAGGTTGGAGGTAAGACGAAATGTTATCAAGGAAGGCGTTCGCTTGAATTAGTAGCCTCTGAATACCCACCTGACCATTTACTGAAAGCGCCCTGAACTGAGCATCGTCTGTAAGCTGGGCCTTTATTACTGCCAACGTGTTGTCAATTCCAAGAGCTAGTGGATCACGCTGCTTTGCATTCTCAGGTCGGAGGTTGGCTTCCAGAGCGTTCATCAAAGGAAGAATTCCTTGTAGTCCTAGCTCAGTAGCAAACAACTGCCTGAACACAGGGTCCATGGACCCCATAATGCTCTCCATCCTTGCCATAGCAGCTTGAAGCACTGGTGTTAGCTGGTCTGCTCTACTGATCTGACCCTCAGAGATCATCCTAGCTAGTTCGTTCAAGCCTGCTGTAGTAAGTCTTGCAATGTCCTCTGCGCCTCTAATCTGTAGGCTGTTCACTAGCTTGGCAGCCTGCTCTCCTGCAATGGAACCGAACTTACCAGTAATCTCAGATACGAGACCTTGCGTTGCCTGGACATTGATCCCTACAGCGTTAGCTAGGGAAACGTCAAGTTTGGAGACAGCAGCCACAATGTCCTCACCGAACCTGCCATACTGTCTAGCAGTCTCGGACATTACATTTGCTAGCATCTCCTGCTGCTTGGCATTCAGGTCAGTAGTCCTCTCTAGACCAGCAAATAGCTGGAGAGCAGCCTTAGTGTTTTGACCAGTAGCCTTGAGTCCTGCTAGGAAGTTAACTGTCCCCTTCCTAGAATCCTCCATTCCAAGTTTCATAAACTCAGTATACACGGCAGCACTATTCATCAAGCCACCAGTATTATCCCTGATAACGTTACTGTTTTGGAGCAGGAGACTTTGAGCGTCCCTGTTCATGATGGCTAGACGCTCATTGATCGCTAGGGACTGCTTGTTGTATACAGCGTTCCTTTCAAAAGCCTCCTTGAGTGCCTTGGTTGCTAGAGACAAGCCCATCATGGCTGGGTGCATCTTTAGCATGGACCCATTCATCTTGCCGATAGCGCCTACGGCATTACCTAGTGCGTTAGTTAAGCTCATCGTTCTCCTGTGCTAGATCATCAGCAATCTGGTCAAGTCCTGGGACAGTAATCTTTGTAACCACCCCTCTGGCCTTGTCGTTGAATGTCCTGTAGTTCTTACTACCTAGGTCACCTGTTCCTATTACAGACTTAAGGAACCTTTCGGCGGTCTGGTAAGTAAGGTCTTCTCCTCTCTTGTATATACTACTTAGAATCAGTGTAAGGGTTTCTGGGGATAGGTGGTCTACCCTGTATGCACCGAATAGGGTGTTCTTGGTTCCTGGGTGGTTAAAGGTAGGATCACCCTCACCTACAATGACCACTGTATAGGTCCTGCGCTTACCCTTGTCTTTACCTGTGGTTTTCCTGTAGGTGAATGACACTAGATCCCCAGACCTGAGGTTGCTGGAGGTCCTATCTCTCTTCTCAGCCATAGCCTTTAGTGTCCCAGAAACTCCCCCACTGATATAAATCAGGAATTGTTTTACAGACTTGGTAATCATGACCCTAATATTCTTATATACTGGTTTAGGGTATCCTTCTCCTTATTGTCTTGTGGTATTGGGCGGTATTGCCTAGTATAAGAGAGTATATAAGGAGAACATGATGCACGAAGGAAGCGAAGAGATGGAGATCCTAGACCTAATGGATCTTCTACAGTTTACATTCTCATCACAATTTGTAGAGAAGTGGCGGCACCGTTACAGCACCTCATTCGTAGAGAACTTTCAACGGAGGCTGTATCTGGCTATGGAAGATAAGAAGCCCGTAAAACGAAGTAGCCTTACTCACTACCTTGTTAAGAAGTGTAAATATAACGAGCAGATAGTTGAGGACTTCTACGACGCCATCGACATTGAGATCTACTATCCCGTAGTCCTGAGAGGCTGATATGTTCTGCAACACGATCTCCAACTCGAAGCGGGAAACCTTCCGCCAGTGTCGATTGAAGTATAAGTATAGCTACGTGGATCGGTATGAGGAGACTGACAAGGGTAATAGTGACGCCCTACACTTCGGCTCATTCATCCATGAGATCTTTGAGCACAATACTCACGCTACTACCCTGGAGCAGCTACTCCAGTATGGTGAGTCGATCCGTGACAAGTATACCTTCGATGACTCCTACATCCCCAAGATCGAGAAGTGCTGTCGTAACTTCCTCCGCTTTAACGCCAGCCTCCCCAAGGAGTCTATCCAGGAGCATCACTTCTCTGAGGACCTAGGTTCAGACATTATGCACCAGGGGTTCATCGACCGTATCGTCACCACTCCTACTGGTGAGATTCTGGTGATCGACTACAAGACTAGCAAGCGTGAGAAGAAGAAGTTCGAGCTAGTGGGTGACCCTCAAGGCAAGTCCTATGTCTACGCTGCCCACAAGCTCACGGGTAAGCCCATCCGTAAGATCTCGTTCGCACACTACTACCCACTCACTGGCAACGTGGTAGCTGTGAAGTATACGGAGCAGGCTATCGTGGCCCACATCAAGAACGTGGTAGAGGATGTGTGGAAGATCCGCAAGGCTAAGACTGAGGACCTCACCCCCACTGAGAACGAATTCTGTAACTGGTGTAGCTACAAGTCCATATGCCCTCTCTTCAACCAGATTGAGGAT